TAGTGTTGATAGGTCTAGTTCAGTTATATCGCCCACTTGAATTATGTCTGGGTAATTAGCTTGGCTTACTTGGATAGCATACTTATCTATCTCACTTGCATAATAATTATCCACTTGTATGCCAAGACGCTCTAAAGCAATCCTGCCACAACTCATTCCATCAAATAAACTTAATACGTTCATAGTTTTCTCCTTTTAAAATTGGTCATAAAGTGTCATGGGATTTTGTAATTCTTCTAATGGTTCAAGTACGCCATTCTTCCTAAATAATGTTTTGGTAGAGTAATCTACATTACCAGAATTAGACTTAACTAGGGCAGCTTTTACTACGGCCATTCTGTCATATGGTACTCGTTGCTCCTCGCAAATACGTTCGCAATCTTCAACAGATGCCAACCAAAGGCTTATGGCATATCGTACAGAATCGGTGATGCTAGATGCGCCGCGAATTTCTGATCTATGAGACATAGCATCATCTGAATCATTGGTTAATGCACCCTTGTTGAGATGATGAACAGTAAGCGTAGAACAACCAAGTCTGGCGCTTATGTTCGCACAATAAGAACCCCATAATTGGCCTGCTTCATTACTGCTTGATACATTACCTGTTGTAAATGCTTGGAGAGGATCAAAACAAACTAATTTTAAATTTGGTATGGCTTGTAATTCTTCTACTAACTCCTGCGCTATAGGTGTAATGCCCTCTTCCCTTAACAGTATCATTGGTTCTTTTTGTTCTGGGACAGGAAATACATAGACTTCATATACAGAGCTAAATCGCTTGCCGTTAGGGTCCAGCAAGTCTAATCGCCTATGTATTTCCATTAAATCATCTTCCGCACAAAATATAACTGTGTTGCCACGCTCTTTCACATCCTTCCCCCACCACCTGCCTCCGCACGCCACAGATAATGCTAACTGTATGACACTTAACGACTTACCCACGCCACCAACTGCGGCAAGAATACCAGGCTTACCAATAGGAATAAGACCATCAACTAAAAACTTTTGTGGCTCTGGCTTACCAACAAGATTACGAATCGCATATTTTTGTATGCCCAGTTTATGATCTATTAGTTCAGCTCTAACTTTATCTAAACCATGTTTTAAATACAGGTCGTTATAGTCTCCGACTTCACTAGGTAATCGCACCGCACTATTAACCACAGCACTCGCGCACTCTTGCGCCTTCTTCTCTCCCACTCCACTCTCATCATTATCAAGTGCAAGAATAAATCTAGCACCTGTCAGCTTGCGTAAATTAGAGGCTGCATCCAACAAGAAGTTGGCACTAAAAACGCAAGCTACAGGAATCTGGGTAGCTTCATATACTGAAGCGGCAGTTGAGTAGCCTTCAACTAAAATTAATTTTTCTATATTGTTTAAATCTTGTAAGGTTGTACCGATTAAAAATACATTACCTTTGATTTCTGAGGCGGAAGCAAATCTTTTTTCTCCTTTTTTATCTATGTACTGTAGAGAACGAATCTGTCCTGTTGTATTATATACAGGAACAATTAATCTACCATTTAATTGCTTCAACCCATAACTTTTAACTTTTTTATTCGTGAGATATTCATGGTCGATGGCTTCGTGGCAAATCTTAAACTTTTCCTGCATTTCAACTGCAACTTCATCTTGTCTTTGTTGCCTTTCTTTACGAGACTTAGCACTAGCCTCTTCCATTTGTTTTTGTAATTCTTGTCTATCTACAATACTAAGTTGGTTAGTATCTATGCTTGACCACTTGCCCTCAAAACCAGTTTTCCAATTACCATAAGTGCAGAACATGTGTCCGCCTACCTGGTTGACAGCATAATACCCAGACTTCTGACCGCCTGTATCTGGTTTACCGCCTATTGCTTTTACTGGTACTCGTATTATCTCGCCAGTAATTTCTAAGAAGTCTACAAGCAACCCCTGTGCTTGCATCTCGTTTATTAAATCATGTGTACTCTTACCTGTACTAAAACCAAGGTCGTTATAGAGTATGTCCTTTTTTAGGTACTTTGTTAAATCCATTTGCAGCTCTCTCATCATCTAACTGCGCTTGCACGTTCGCCCAGTTTAGATATTCCCTAACAATATTTGTGAAGATTCTTTTCCTGTTATCTCTGTCCCATTTATGCAATGGTTTTTGATCTTCCTTTCCTGCTAGTTCTAAATAAATATCTTTGGTTTGTGCTATGGAATATTCAATCCCTGTATCATTCAGTTGTGCTTTGTTGGGTAGTCTTTCTCCCTCCCCAATCTTTTTTAAATGAGCCATACAGCACGCTCCAAGCCAAAATTCTCCATCCTTTCTTAAAAACGGCCCAGCTGGTGCTTTACAATATGCACACAGCGCAGGCCTATTATTACCATCAAAATTAAAATGGTGCGTCATCATCATCAACAGTGGTTGTTCCCATTGCTGCTAAATCAGATTCCGATGGTCCTGTTTTGATACTATCGTCAACAGGCTCTGGCTTTTTATCAGTAGGTTGCCAAGTCTTACCCCAATCTTCATTAATCTTTAGATAACCATTGTCATCTTTGACTAACTCAGCTGATACACTTTTGCCCATAAAGGCAGTAGATGTATCTTTTGGTGGTTCTTTTAGTCCCATCGCTTGCGCCATAAGTAGCATTGACTTAACGCCACTATCCACATACTTAGGATTATCGTGACCAACAGTAAATGTATGATTCAATCTGATGCTACTACCATCAATCTCAAAATACATCTTGCACCCACGCCATCCGTTTCTACCTTCAACCAAGGCTTCTTCTTCGCCTTGCCAATGCAGAACATGTCTACCTGGCTCAACTGCCGACTTGCCTTCGTTAGAGGCATCTACATTAAAATTTGTTAAATCCATTTTTTACTCCTTTTTAAATCCAACATTTATATTGTGAACACTCATCCTCTTTTGCTCCACAATGACGACAATATCCATCCTCATCGTATTGCGGCTCATCATCATCGCAAAAGTGTTCGTTAAGTTCTTTAGTATCAATCACTTTAACATCTGCTCCCTGATAGTTTGCCAATCAAACGGCATCTCACTATCAAGACCAAATCTATTCTTAGCTTGGAAGCCTGGTGTCTCTTGTGTAAAGATAGTCCTGTCTCCTTGCTTTAGTTTAGTAGTCATGCCACCGCCTTTACCTTTTACTTGGATAGTACCTATCTTGTAATTAGCAAAGAATACTGCGTCACTATGTTCTATAACCAAGTCAGCTGCTTTTCTATGCAACTTAATTTGGTGGCGATCATGTGGCTCACTTGATGGATCTTCATATCTTCTTACTTCATTGTGTGCAATCTGTAAGACAGTAAAGCCTTTATCTCGCAACTGATTTAGTAAAGCTAAATATTCTTTCCATACCTCTAAACAAGCGGCATAACCTTTTCCGTATGCTGGTGAGCTGATATCTGGCCAACCATTCTTTTCACAAACATAATCGTGCATTAAAGTTTCTAACCAATCCAAACTATCCACTATCACAGTTTTGTATTCGCTATCTTCCTCAATCAATGACTTTAAGTTATCTTGTAGTTCAACATAAGTTTTAGCTACAGGAAAGTGGGGACACTCAATCTTACCAATACCATCTTCTGCTTGTACTATGATTGGTTTGTTCATAGTTGCACCAAAAGATGTTTTACCAATACCACCAGGACCATAGAGAACTATGATTGGTGGTTTTAGTTTTGCCTTTTGCCTAATATTAGCTAACGACATTACTGCACCTCAATCTTAGGCTCATCTTCTACTGGCTCTACTATGTTTTTCATACGAGCCTCATAAGAACTGAGCAATATATTCAAATCATCAATGTCGTTATTAGCTTTAATAATAAACTCATCTCTGATTTGTTTTTTCTCCTGCCACCTAGCCATTAATTGTTTTGCTTCGTCTGGCATGTCGTTGACTTTATGCTCAACACCATCATCTGCAAACTTAATCGTTGGTTCTTCAACGCTTTCAGTTTTATTTTCTTTTACCATTTTAGTCTCCCTTTTGGTTTTGTTTATAAGTATCACAAGCATCTTTAGCATTACACCAACGGCATCCGTCTTTGCTATAGTTGTATGTGGGTATTTCTTCATAGCAAGCTTCGGCAGCTGGCTTTAAAGTTTCATAGGCCCATTCAACTAAGTTAATAGCTGATATGGAATATGATCTAATTGGACCATCCTTGTGCCAACCTCTAGGTTGTACTATGGTCATTTGAACTGTGCAGTCATCTCCGTATCTGGACAATGCACCAAGTGCATAGATACGCATTTGTGGGTTGTCTGCTTCTACTGCCCACTTACCAGATTTAAGATCTATTATCTCTATTATATCTTTACCAATGAGAATAGCATCTGCTGTTCCCCAAAGGTCTGCATGTATTTCTGGCATATTAACTCTTTCTTCAATTAATGGTCTTGCTACGTCAAGCTCCATCATTCTCTTGTCTATGTAATCTACATAAGTGTTAGCACAATCTATCATCTCTTGGTCTACTGTAATGTCAAAGTCCTCTACATGATGTGTTGTGTCTAAATAGTATTCTTCTAAAGTAAGATTATTTAATCTACCTTTAAGTAGTGTCTCTACCATTTCGTGAATCAATGTACCTGTCGCTGCTGGTATGCCTACTTTATATTCAACCTGCATACTTGCTAAGAGTTGTGGCATGCCAGGGCAAGCCATCCAAATCTTTGCTGATGAAGGTGAGAGTTTAGCGTGCGCCATGGACAGAAATATAAGAGTCGTTTTCCATTCTTTTCACATCATCAAGATCGTATTTAATCTTACCGCCAATCTTAAAATAGCTAGGACCTTGCCCTCTATATCTTCTATTATCGATTGTTTTCTTGCTGACTCCCCATCTCTCTGCTAGTTCGTCAACTTCTATGGTATTTGATATGTCAAAATTCTTTTCTAATATTTCCATAAATTTCCCTTTTATTAATATTTTTGTTTATAATAAACCATTATTACTAATTATCAAGTAATATTTTAATAAAATTTGGGAGAAATTGATGATGAATAAAACAGTATACGCACATACTAACTTAGGAACTGAAGAGGAATGGGATCAAGCAATAGATAGGCTTGCAACCAATAACCAAGTAGCTGGAACGCATTACAAGCAATCCAAGATACAACCTATAGATTATATATATGCTAACAACCTGTCTTATAACTTAGGTAGTTGTTTAAAATATATAACCAGAAGTAAAGGAGAGAAACAAGATAGGGTGACTGACTTGTTAAAAGCCAAACACTTTATTGATCTTGAACTACAGATGGTTTATGGAACAGATGCTAAAGGTAATAAAATAGGAGATTATTCAATAGAAGTTTCTCTTTAACTATGAGGTAGCTATGAATTTATATGAGTTTGATGATCGTATTCTAAGTGAAAGAAACGGAAGAAAGCCTATATATGTGAACAAACATCTTGCTAAAAAGTTTAAGGATTTTTGTGAGAGCCAACAGAAATCACCACATAAGGTGGCTGAGTATCTAATATCTTTAGGTATGAACTCTGTTAAGTATTACGAAGAACCTAAAGTGTCTGTTGACATCGAAGCTCTTTAAATAGGTCTTTTGTATTCTTCAGCGTGTCCCACGCTTGAACATCCTCGTCTTTAAAACTTATCTGCTTTAGATCATTTGGAAACATAAAGTTAACTGTTTGATGCTTTAAAGCAACCAAAGCATAAACATCTATAGCGTCTTCTGAATAGAATCTTTCTTTGGTATAAGCACCGCGCCTAAAGTCATATATCCATGACACTCTACAGTTTTGTATTTTAGATTGTGTTTTAACCTGGCACTTGTATAGCGTATGGTCAACATCAAAGATGATGTCAGCCTCCGCGCTGTGTGGAACTATAACCACAGTATCTGCGTGTAAAGAAAGTAGCGAGGCTACTAAGTATTCTCCAGATCGGCCAACTCTTTCTGATTGGCGTGGCATGGGGTTATTGTGGTTCGTTCAAAAATTGTGGAAATTGTTGTGAACCATATCTAATAGAACCGCCTCCGACATCACTTAAAAGCTTTTCTTTAAATTGTCTACTTCCTTGTAATTGTTGCATAAGCTCTAATATCTCTTGTTGCCTTTGTGGATTTTGTTCTAATAAAACATTACCAATACTTCTAGCTCTTTTTTCTGTTGGATTAGAAATAATATCTCTAGCCTTATTAACAGTAGTTGCTATAGCTCTTATACCAGCTGAGCTTGTTGGAGCTGTTCCTGCAACAGTTAAGTCTGAAAGAGCTTGAACAGCATCTTCGGCATCTAATAATTTTTCTGCTGTATTTGAACCACCTATTATAGTTCCAGTTTTTAAACTTATATTTGATTCTCTTATTAATTTATTAATAAACTGACCTCTAGCATCTATGTCATTTTCAAATAATATAGATAATTTTTGTCGCAAGTCTGGAGAGTCAAATATTTTTTTTACTAAATTAATATTATCTCCAGTTTTATTTATTTGATTATATATTTCTTGAAACACACCAACCTTAAAAGCATCTTTTTCTACATTTGTTTTTAAATTATTATATTCATTAAAAAATGCTTTAGCTGAAGATGATGGTTTGTGTGAAATTGCTCCTTTTTCAAAAGCATCTAACAATGCAAATTTATCAGAACCTAATTTTAAAACCTCAACATATTCATCACCAATAGTAGATTCTTTTAATAAATCTCTAAAATTATTTGCAAGTTTTTTTCTATCTCTTGCTCTTTCTTTACTTAAAGAACCGCTTACAACTTTTTCATAAGTTTGCTGATCTGCTGATTTTTTAATTAAATCCAAAAACTCTAATGGTAGTTGTTTGTTTACGCCTATTATTTTTCCTTTATCTTTTAAAAATAAATTTCTAATAGGAGGTATGGCATTTGGTTTTCTTCCATTTGCTATTAATTTTTCTCTGTATGCGTTTCTTGCATCTTCGTATGCTTCTCTTATAACAGGATTTTGTAAGTATTTGTATAAATCTAAATTTCCTACCTGCTGATTTTTTATAAAAGCTTGTTCATACATAGGACCTAAATAAGAATCTATGGTGTCAATTAAATCATCTACCCCACCTGATAAATCTATTTTTGGTGTTTTTAAAGTTTGTTTAGTTACATCTTCTAAAGATTTTAATATTCTTGATGATTGTATATTTGGATCTTCTAAAGCATCTAAAGCAGCTGCTTTTTGTTCAACTGTACCAGACGTTCTTTCAATTAATTGCTTTTCAATGTTCATTCCAGGAACTCTTGTTTTAATTCCTCTTAACTTTCTTGTTACGGCATCATTACCATAATCTGATAATATTTCTACAGGAGTTAAGCCAATAAGTTTGTCGGCAGCAATGTTGTCTTGTATTTTTTGCAAAACTGTTTCGATAGGTATTTCATCTCTTGCAAACTGATCTGCAATAATTCTTATTGATTTAACATCTTCTTTATTGAATTTTCCTTGTCTTGACGAAATTATGTTAGTTAATTTTCCTGCGCCTTCCAAAGTTGTTGGTATTGCTGCGCCCAAAACACCACCAGCTGTTGCACCCAAAGCACCGCCAAAAAGTCTTTCTTCTGTACCACCTTCAGCATAGCCAACTCCAGATATTCCTCCTTGCAATGCTCCAACCTTAGCTCCCTCTGCTGCTCTGCTTAATAATCCAGAACCAGGCTTAGCAATTTTACCAGCAAGCAATGGGTTGCTTAAAATTCTAGCACTTGCAGCAACAGCACCTGTTCCACTTGCTCCACCTGTGAAAGGCATTAATAACAATGATGCTACAGCTGGCGCAACTGAACCAACTATCTCAGCACCTAAAGCTGATTTTGGATTTGCTTTTTGAAATGCTTGTAAATCTTCTTTTGATTCTTTTAATCTTCTATCAAAAGATTCTGAAAAAGTTTCATCTGTAAATAAAGAACCTAGAGAACCTATAGCAGCACCAACCTCATCAGAAAGTCCAAAGGTTAAACCCTGTAAGGCTTGTGATTTTAAACCAGATAAATAGGGTATTGTAGGCTCTGCTTCTTCTTCAGTTACAACAAGCTCTTGTTCTTGTAATCCTTGTTGAAGCTTTTTAATTTCTTCTAAGGTTGCCATTATTGTTTCCCTTTAGATTCTATAACTTTTTTAATAATGTCTAATTGTTTTTCTGAGTATTGTGATAAATCTAATGTTGCTAATTCATTTAATGGTAAGGATTTTAATTCTATTTCTAGTAATTTATCTTCTATTGGGCTACCATAATTTTGTACTATTCTTGATGGTTTCATACCATACTCTTCAGCTAAATTTTTAAATTCTTCCATCACATAAGATTGATTATCTGATTGTGTTTGATATAAATTATTTGCTTGTGTTTTAAAATCTTTTCTCATAGACTCTGTAAGTCTTTCACCAGATTTATATCTTAAATATGCGGCTTTAACCCTTTCTCCAAAAGCACCAGATTGTGCTGCATTTTCATATTCAGACTCCCTTACTACTGAGCCAGGATCTAACATTTTCATATAATTAAATATTAAAGATAAGTCACCAGCTGCTGTAGGCTCTACAGATAATATTCTTCCAAAAGCATTTCTTACATTTACAAATTCTTTTGACTCAGATCTATAATCATCTCGTAATTTATCCTCGTCACCAATATTGTAGGGTTCTTTTTCTTCTTCTTCTTTTTCTTTTGTAACATCTGGAAAAACTCTCTGCCCCTTCATTGGACCTTCGGTGTATCTCCAATAACTATTAACATCTTGTTTCATGTCGTATGACATTTTATCTTTTTTAATATTTCTGTCTTGGTATGCAAGAAATCCCGCACCAGTTGGAATTTCTCCTTTTTCTAATGAGTTTACATAGTTTTTGTACTCTGTTGTTTGACTGTCAACTGATCGTTCTTTTTCAACACCAGGTAAAACTCTTTTACCAGTATCTGCATAATAATTATATCCATCAGCAGCTTTTATAATTTTTCTTTCACCACTACCCAACATACTTTCAGGTATACCTGCCATTATCGCGTCAATACGCCCAGCCATTTCTGGATTTTTTAATTTGTAATCTTCTATTAATTTTTGTTGTTTAGCCTGTGCTTGTTGCTGAGCTATCATTTGCTGTCTTTGTAAAACGCCTTGTGATGGATCTCTTCCTTTCAAAACATCAGATAAAGCAAGCATCATGTTTCCATATCTTTGCCTTTTAATCATTGGGTCAATCTGTGGCACTTGTGGTGCTTGAGGTGCTTGAGGTGCTTGAGGTATATTCATAGAACTTATTTGATTATTAGTTTTATTAATATCATCAAACAAACCTGTGTTAATAAATGGTTGATTATTTAAAATTGCCATATTATTTTCCTACTTTAAAAAACCAAAAGGATTAAATCCACCAGTCCACGCAGAGCCAAGAAGTCCAGCAGCTCCTCCTAGCACATCTCCAAGACCTGTGCTTTGTTTACCAGTTGTTGATGTGGTTACCAATGGTGTACCCATGCCAGCTTGTAATAAACCAATTTGTTGTGGTCCATAACCAAGCGCTCTTTGGAACTCGCCTCTTTGTGCATCGATTGCTCTTTGTTGTAGCGCCTGCTGCTGCGCACCCGCGCCTCCTAGCAATCCTAATTGTTGTATTTGCTGTCCTTGTAAGCCACCTAGCAAGCCTGCTCTTTGTTGTCTTGCCTGCATTTCTAACTGTGGCTGACTCAATGCAGCTCTGCCAGCAATATCTAAGCCACCTAATTGTCTTTGTTGTTGTAGTTGTGCTTGTTGCATCCTTCTTTGTTGTCCTAGTTCTGCACCAAAGATACCTGCTTGTTGACCAAGTTGTGCTTGTTGTAATGCTCTTTGTTGTTGTTGCTCTGAACCAAACATACCTAACTGTTGTTGTCTTGCTAAATCAGCCTGCGCTGCTGTTTGTGCCTGCTCAAAGCCTGACTGTCTTAAACCAGCGGCTGTTCTAGCCATTGCCTCTGCGTAAGGTCTTTGTGATTCAGATTCTAGTATTGCAGATCTTGAACCACCAAAAGCACCTGATCTAATTGCTCTATCCTGCGCACCGCCACGCGCTATGTCAGCTTGTCGCTGTATGTCGCCCATTGCTAGGTCTATAACTTGTTGTTGATACGGAGATTGATAAGCGCCTATGTCTTGGCTTAGTAAACCTTGAAATTGTGGAGTAGATACTGGACCTATTTGTGCTGCACCTGGAGCTTGTGTTGCTTCTATGGTTGGTGCTTCAAAACCAGTAACAGGTTGAATCGTAGGCTTAAACTGTTCTTGTGCCATACCTTGTAAGGCTTGTGTTGGGTCATAACCCATACCAGATTCAAACATACCTCTAGTAGCTTGAAATTGTCGTAGTTGATCTGGTGAAAAACCAGCAACCATTGGTCCTGTATAGGGTAAGAATGGTTGTTGTGCTACACCTTTAGCTGCACCAAAAAGCTCTTTAAATTGTGCTTCTTGGAACGCTGGTAAACTTGCTTCTGATACTGTTGTTGTTTTGCCTTTACTCATAAGTCTTTTCTAATTAAATATTCTGTTTCAAATCCTAGATGTTTTATCTTTCTAATCCATCCTTTTCTGCCACCGCCGTAAAGCCTTTTTATGCCAGCTTTCTTAGCGAACTCTTCTATATAAGGCAGCATCTCTTCTAATTCTTCGTAATCTCCACCACAAAATAAAAGGTTCATGGCTTTCACTTGTGGATATATTACAAATTCTGTTATGTATGCAGACTTTTTGCCTGGCCATAAATGGAATATTCCATTCCTTATTTTATCCTCTATGTCATCGATTGTATAGGAATCTTGATGTTTTACAGCCTTTGCTATATACGGCTTACATCTTTCCCATTCAATTTCCCAAGGCTCTCTTTTAGCCTCTTGTATGTTTACTACTTTATTAGTCGCCTCTTGCATATTCTATGATACTTAATACTAAATGTATGTTTGCGTGGCTAACTTGTGCTTTTACAATTTCGCCTTGTTGTATAGTTATACCCTCATTAGTTTGTAATTCTATAGTTTCGTGTGCTGATATGTTTTTTTCTTTGTAAATAAAAAACTCATTAGAGCCTGTGTCTGTAATAGATACGTTTATATCGGTTTGTTGATTACCATGATCGCAAGCTAAAAAACTTTTTATAATTGCAAAATCAAAATCATCTCCTGTTGGTGCAGTATAAATAGTTTGTTGTGTAGTAGCTGTAAAAGCATACTTAACATTAATTGCACGCTGTATGTACTGTCTTTGTGAGGATAAATCCATTATCGTTTACCTCTTGGTCTGATATTTAATCTTATATTACCAACTTGAAAGTCTTGTGTTGTGCTACCTGTTACAGTCATTTGTACTTGTCTTGCTGTAAACCTAGCATCGGTATATCCATCATTTTCAAAGGTAAAACTACCAAAGTCTGTCTCGCTACCTAATGGGGTAAACTTACCTTTAAAACTTATTGTTACACCTGGTAATGTGTTTGCTTCTTCATCTGGAATAATCTGATTACATTGCACATAGTTATCACCATTACCTAGTTCTATTGGACCGCTTGTACAAAATGGTACATCACTATTTAAGTTTGGTGAAT